TGGCAACTCGTGGAGGTCAAGGCTGCGTGGCAGCCCCTCAGTGAAATCTCTCTCGTGTTCAAGCTCGATGATCTCGAGCGTGTCATTGTCGCCCGGCGTGAAGAGATAAACGAATCGTCTTCGCGGGCCGTCCCAGTTCTTGACCAGGCCAATTTTCATTGCATCAGACCTCTCAGGCGTGATTCAAAAAGCGGCGCCGGGGAGATGACAAATCCGGCGCCACTTCGTGCCATGGTGACTTGGAGATGAATTGCGTTCTGGACTCCAGGACACCGCTTCGCTTGGGCAGGCTCAGTATAGCCCCAGATCAGCCGTTCGGGTAGTACTGCTTGAAACGATCCAGACAGTCCTTTGTCATGGTCACTGGTATGGCTTCCATGCCCAGATTCAACAGTACGCGAGTCCTGTGGCGACCATCCCTGAATGTGATATGTCCACCTGCCTTGATGAGTACGTTGGCAACTTCGATGACTTCATTCTCAGCAAGGAACTTTTCAAACCGTTCGATATGCTTGCCACTGGTGCGCCCCGATAAGTCTTCTGGGAGATACCCTGAAGCCATAGACCATCCAGCCTCAAGGTCCTCGGCCTTGATCAGAACCATTTCTTGGCCCCACCGCCGACGCAATCGAGAATAAGGGTTCTCATCTGCTCGCCATTTGACGAACTTCCGCTCTCCGATTGTCGGTACATCGAGCACCAGGAAATCAGCCATACGGCGACTTCGGCTTCGGCCTGCTCCAGAGACTAAGCTCGTTGCCCTTCTCGTCATCCGGTAGCTCGATGTCGCCCATCCTCCGCATGAACGCCCAGGCGATCACGCAGGTGGCGACGAGGTCGTCATGCTCGACCAGCGGGAACTTGGCGCACTGGCTGATGACATCGAACGCCCAGTCCCTCGAGACGTACCAGACCAACCCGGAGCGGAGGATGCCGGAAACCATGTGCGCGCGATAGGCGAGGTCCTCGGGTCCGGCCTTGACTTTCCACACTGGGATGCCGCCGGCTTCGAACTCCTGAATCAGGCTGATGCCGGAGGCCTTGTCTTCGATCAGCGTGTGGTCGGGGCCCCAGCCCTTCTCGTGGCGGATCGCCGCTTCTCTGAGCTCGCCGAACTCCATGCGCTCGTTCATTCGCTCAAGCAGCATGGCGTTGAGCCGTACATCCTCCTGCCGGCCGGTGTGCGAGTGAAAGAACAGACCCCAGCTGGTACGCGCGGAGTAGTCATTCTCCTGCCCTTTCTTGAACGCCGTGTCATACACCGTGATGATCTGCTCCCAGTCCGGATACGGCATCTGCTCGCCGGCCTTGGGATGATTCGGCGGGTACGCCCAGTTCTGCCACCACTTGCGCTTCAGGATCAGACCGCCGCCGGCCTCCGGGTCCTGGTTGTACTGGGCGTGATAGTCGACGGTACCCATGGCCGACTTCTCTGTCTTGGTCTCCTCGTCGCCGAAGCGCTGCGGATTGAGCAGCACCTTGGGCTTCTTGCGCTCGTCCTCGTAGATCGGCTCGACCTCGTCCTTGCGCATCTGCTCGTAGTCAAGGTTCTTGCCCTTGGGATTCGCGAACGTCACGCAGTGGCGCTTCGGGTCGTACTCGTTCGGCAGCATCAGCACTACCCAGCGGCCGGCTTCGCCGTCCAGGATGTGGCCGACCAGGTCCATGTCGTGAGACCGCTGGCAGATGATGACTTTCTGGCCTGTGGTTGGGTCATTTAGACGGGATCGCCACGAGTTGTCGTACCAGGACAGGGTGGAGTGGCGCCTCGGGTCCGAGTGAATGTCTGACATGTTGTGCGGGTCATCGATCACCAGGACATCGCCGCCCTCCCCGGTGGTCTTGCCGCCGACCGAGGTCGAGATGCGGTAGCCGTGCTTGTCATTGACGTAGCGGTGCTTCTGGTTCTGCCCCGGATCCAGATAAAACTTGCCGCCGTAGCGCTCCTGGTACCAGCCAGACTGGATGATGTCGCGCGACTTCACCGCATCACGCAGCGCCAGGTCATGCGAATAGCTCGAGTACATGAACTGGATTTGCGGTTCATCGGCCCACCACCAGGTTGGCCAGATGACCGAGACCGTCAGCGACTTGGTCTGCCGCGGCGGTACGTTGATGATCAGGTTGCGGATGTCACCCAGCGTGACGTACGCCAGGTGATCGCAGATCGCATCGATGTGCCAGTTGTTCTTGAACTCTCGAGCTTCGACCAGTGACCAGACCTGCGGCACGTAGCGCCGGAGATCACGCCTCAGCCATTCGGCCTCCATCTCCGTGAAGGTCGCCTGCTGCTGCGTCTGGTTCAACGACATCGCTAAACACGGTCAGGGCTGCCCCCACCCCCGACCGATCTCCGTGCGCCCTCACCCGAATCAAATACGCGACCGAGTACGTCCGCTGTGACCTGCTCCTTGGTCTGCATCAACGACTTGGCCAGCGCTGATGCATACCTGACACCTGAGCCTTCGTAGCCTAGCTTGAAGGTCTGGTAATCGTACGCTACCGATGCGCCCTCAGCCTTGATCGGCGCCAGGCCGAAGCCACCGATGATGTCGTGATGCGCTGCATCGTGGAGCAGTACTGCCTTCGCCGGCAATGCAGCGCTCACCGCAGCAGCGACAGCGCCCAGGATGAATTGGCGTCTCTTCACCAGCCGAACGCTATGTGCCCGGTGAACCAGGCCGCAAGCGCCCAGAACGATCCCCGCCTCGCTCGCATGCCCCAGCCCTGCGCTGTCTGGCGCTTGGAGAAGCCGAACATAAACCGCATCACCTCGCTCCAGGTGTCGCCCTTCTGCTTGTTGAATAGCGCCTTGAACTCGACTGCAAAGAACTGAGCGATGATCAGCACCCAGCCAGCCTCCTGCGTGCCCATCGCATTGAGTATCGTCTCCATCATGTCGTCCTCCCATCGTCCGGCCGTATGCCGAAATTCTCAGTCAGGTCCTTGCGCAGGAACGGCATCGCCTCGACCATCGCGTCCAACTGGTGCAGCCAGGACCACTTGAAGGCATTCCAGTTCAGCAGCGCAGCGGTGCGATCGGTGTTGTGATTCCGGGCGAAGCGATACGCCATGATGAAATCCAGGACGCCGTTCAGCCACGGGATACCGACCACCAGGATGAACAGCACCACCCCCAGCGTCAGCCAGACCCAGTTCACGGGCTGATCTCTACCGTCGGATTCTCGACTGCAGCCAGCGGCGTGTCGTCTGGGATATTGAACGGCACCTCATCGGATGCGCCGCGGACATCGTCCATATCGATCGGCACATAGCGGCAGATGTAGTCACCGGGCGTTAGATCGGGAATCACGAGCTCTAGCTTACTCGCCGGCACCATCGGCTCGAGAACTGAGAACGGGCCGCCTTGGACCGCCAGCGCGATCTCTGTGCCTTGAACCTCCGCCGGGTCCGCCGGCAATCCGCTCTGCCTGGTAGTCGGCAGTTCCCATTTCGCTGTCGCTGTTCTAGCCATCGCTCTCTCCAACCTCTACTCGCGCATTCTCAACAGGACCCAGCGGGTCCTCCCTGCAGCAGATGCCGAACCACCGGCACAGCCACTTGCAAATCCAGTCTCTCAGCCTTACGAACAATCGGCGACCACCACTGGCGGCTGCACATTGCCAAACCATACGACCAGGTCGCTCGGCACACCATAGTGGCCATTGACTGTCTGGTTCGGATCGCAAGTCGTGCCTGCCGGCACTTCGCCCACGGCAAGCAGGATGAACTTGTCTTTCTGCTTCACGATGTCGAACGCCGTCAGGTTCTGCACCGTGAGCATAGTCGGCGGCGCCGGAACCAGCGGCGGTATGAGCTTGCTCGCCTCGTTGCTGAAGTCGCTCTCCTGCACCGGGGCGGCGCTATTGAATGCCGTCACTACGAAGAAGTACGTTGTGCCTTCGGCGAGGCCCGAGACCACAAATGTCGTCGTCGTCGGGTTGCTGATCGTGATGCTGACATCTCCATACGGACCACCCTGCACCGTGCCGCCGTAGATCGTGTAGCCGGCGAGATCAGTCAGCGCTGACCCGTCGGTGTTCTGCGTCGGCGCCGTCCAGGACAGCGTTGCATCGCCGGCATGCGTAATTTGAGAGAACGCCAGTACTGCTAAAGCCGCTAAAATTGCTAATCGTTTCATGGTGCCGCCCTCGATGGATTCGGAATCAATGCCCAGGCAATCACATCAGTCAACTCTGATGTCCGATCGGCGGCATCCCAGACCTCGCCGCGGGAGTCGATGCATTTGCGTGATGCCTGCTCGACCAAGCGCCTAGAAGCGCCGGTATCTCTGGTCACCATCACCTTCTCGCCGAAGCCAGGTAAGCGATCGCTCACCCGGATCCATGTTAAATCGTCAGCCATGATTTCCTCCTCTCCAACCTCTACAGATGCGTTCTCAACCGGACCCAGCGGTGTGCTTGGCATCAGTCTACACTCCGCACATTCCTTCGCAATCTTCGTTGAACATGTCCACCTGGCCGGCAGCGGCCGCTGTGTCGAACCTGATCTCGTCCAGC